TCCCACCGTAACCGTGCCCGTTTTGACAAGCTGCGCAAAGCGCAAGGCGCAACTACTGAGCCGCTTGCCGCATTTATCTTCCGCAAGCGTCGCCACGCTTTCGTCGTTTTCATTGAAATAAGCATCGCCTGTATAGTTGCATTCAGCGCTGCGATATTCCCATGGGCAGAAATTGCTACATTGGCGCTTAGGAGCCCTTACGTTGACAAGATCGAAGACAGCAGCAAGTTCAAACTCAATGATGTCTCGCGTTTCTTTTGCTTTTCTGTCGATGTAATAGATTTCTCTAGGAAATTCAGCCGTCGGGTCGGGGCTGTAGGGGCTAGTGCCTCCAGGGAAGTTGATGTCATCTAGATAGCGAAGCAGCGTGCGCAGCCGCGTCACTTTTGCGCCTTCAATACCACGAGGCAAGCTAAGGATGAGGCCAGTGATAGTGCCCAGTAAATTGCTCACGCGAAGCGTTGGCCTGGGCAGTTGGCCTGTACCAGTCCATTCAAAACCTTCTGCTTCAATGGGGAAGCGAAGGTAGCCTTGGCCGTTCCACACAATGTCGGAATGGCGGGCGTTTTCTAGGAAAATCTGGCCGCCGTCCTCGTAGATAAGGCTGTCGTTGTTCTCGGCTAAAAGGACGCTTGCAATATCAAAACCAACGCCCGCATGAAAGTAGTAGGTTTCGTTGACGCCGTGTTGATCAGCGTTCAGTTCAAGCTGAAAAAGCTCAATAATTGCTCCAGGCGCTACCTCTTGAAGAGCGGAGACAGGAACGGTCATAATTCAAATACGCGCCTGAATGAAGCCTGAATATCGTTATTATTGTGATTATTATACTGGGTGCTCCATTCCCCGCAAACGTAGCTGCCGGTAACGCTAGTCAATGGATCAGTCCACTGAAACGACGCCTTGCCACGCATCTGCCTCAGAAAGGTCCTGATCTCATCTCTCTCTGCATTGGTGCGATTGCGAAACTGCAGGCTCCACTGCTCGCTTTGCGCATTGATGCCAAATTTTACGCGCTTTGTGTATCCGTCCCCAAATTCAAACGTGCGCGCATTGGTCGCATAGCTTTGATCAGCCGTGAAATCTGGAATCCACGTAAACGCCAACGGCGTCCCAGCAGGTGTTGCGATATTTGTAGCGCCAGGCTCATAGCGCAATTCAAACTCAGCTTCAACCGTTCTGTAATCACACGATTCAAGTCGAGCGTTCCATTCAGTGCAAATGAATTGCGCAGTCTCGCTAAAAGGCGTAGTCCACTCAAAAGTCTCCAGCCCATCACGCGCCTTCAAAAAAGCAACAATTCCCGCAATATCAGAAGTGCTGCGATTTGTAAACGTAAGGCTCCAGGTGTCACGAAACGGATTGATGCCAAACGTGATCCGCTGCTCATACGTTCCAAGCCGCACTTGATTCGCGCGAGGCTGACAGCTTTCAGTTGCCGGTCGATCTGGCGTATAGGTGAAAGTAGCCATCAGGCAAGCAAGCCTCCAGGACGCTTCTGCTTGATCAGCTCAGCCTGAACCGCAGCAGCAACAGCGCGACCAAGCTGCTGTCCCTGTCCGTTATCGCCTTGAACTTTGGTGCCCTGCGCGTCAACATTCACGGTCACCGCAACAGACCCACCACCTGCAACACCTAGTTTGCCATCCCGGCCACGCTTCAGCGGAATGATCGCTTCTGGGCCAGCTTCGCCCATCAAACCAAAACGCCCAGCGCCGCCATCTGCGTACTTGAACAGCGTCGGCTTGTTGACGATGCCGCCCATGGCGAAGGGTTGGATGCCGTTCTTGGCAAAAGCCATGCCGTTGGCGGCGACAGCAGCGACCGGAATGGTTCCACCAGGCACGGGGAAGAGCTTGCGAATGGCCGATATCGCTTGATTGATCACGTAAATTTGAATCAATTGGCGTGCAATATCTTGCAATACAGTCGCGGCAATTTGCCGCAGGCTGTTGCCCCAGTTCTCCGTGCCACTGATTAAGAGATCGAAAGACTGAGTAAGCCCTTGCTGCAATGGATTCACGACCGCATCCCTAAGCTGCTGAGCATCTTGAATTGCTTTATTGCGCCTTTCGTTTTGAATTGCAAGCTCTTGATTTTGCTGATTAAGAGTTTCTAGAGTTTTCAGCTCAAGATCATACTGCGCTGATACTGCATCAAAGTTTTCGCCTTGGTTAATAAGCGCTTGCGCCTGCACCTGCAGTTGACGCTTCTGAGTCTCGTAAGACTGTTGCAGAGTCGTCAGCTCTCTGGCTATTGCCGGTTCGTGGCCTTCGCTTAGGTATTTAACCTGTAATTCAATTTCGCGGCTTTGATTTTTTAGTGTTCTTTCAGTCTCGCGACTTGTTTGAGTGATTTCAGACAGGACCGTAAATTGCCTTTCTAGTTGATTTTGATTGACCTGCTGAGTTTGCTGCTCAGCGGCTTGCTGCCTCATTTGAGATGTTGGCGCTGCGCCTTGAATTGCCTGAGCGATCAAACCAAGCGGACCGGGGGATGCGCTTGCAATGCTTCCATAATTCCTAGTAAGGCGAGAGATATTGAATCCGCGACCCGGAAGCATTGCACCTTCGAATTGGCTTTCGACGCCAGGGGTGATTATTGGCTGATCAAAAATATCGGAAAACTGTTTTGAGCGCTTATCTCTTTGCTCTTGCAGCCACTGCTCTGTTTCTGCAGGCGCAGTCCTGAAGCGGCCAAGATTTCTCAATGCACCTTCTGCAAAAGCTTCGCCGGCACTCCTGGCTTCCTGAATAACTTCTTCGTAAAAGCCTGGGAAATTTCTAACGACCGATCGCAGCGAATTAGCCGCATTCACCGCAGACTCTTCAATTTTGCTTTCGTATCTGCTTAATTCGTTTAATGCGTTAATTTTTTGCTCTGCGGAAGTGAATTGCCGAGGCAGACTGAATGCTTCGGCCCTAGTGGCCTTGAATACATCTAAAATTGTTTTCTTGATTATAGCTTTTTCGTTGTCACTGAGCATGAAGCTCAGGTCACGCGAGGACCCAAGATTGGCGCTGAAAATTCGTGCATATTCCGGAGATCCAAGCTGAGGCGTCAGTCTTGCGGACTGTTTCTCTGCTTCATTGACGCGATCCACAATTGGATCTAAAAGCGTTTTGACGATGCTTGCGACGGCAGAAGCTGGCGTAGGAATAGCTCTGCTTCGTTTTTGCTCACGCATTTGATTTTCAGTTTCTTTCCATTGAGCCTCAAGAGGATTCCAGTTGAGAATTGCTTCTTGAGTCCTCTGGATTCGCCGAAGCACTTGCTGATTCCTGGCCGGATCAGGCTTAAATGTCTTTTTAATTTCTTTTTCCGTGGCCCTGTAAACGCCCTCCATCGCCCCTTGGATCTGCTGCCAAATCATCCGCAGCGGGCGAGCAGCCTGCTGCTGCATGCGCTGAATAGGCAGAGGCATTAAGCCCGCAACATCCTCGTAACCGCGCTCAGCACCCAGCAGGCTGAGGAATTGCTCACCAATACCGCTGCGCGCAGGCAGTGAACTTTGCCTTCCTTGTGTCTGCTGGGAAAGCTTGCGCAAGAGCTGTTCAAGATTTGCGTCAATTCTTTGAATTTGCTCTGGAACCTCATTGGAGCCAAGACCGCTATAAACTGGTCGGCCGCCCATAAAGCCGGAAGGCTCTCCAATTGGCTGCAATCCAAATTGAGTGCGCTGCTGATTCAGGCTGGTTCGCTGCAACACCTGCGAAACAATCTGAGCCGCAAGCGTGATGCGCTTGGCTGCAACGCCACTTCCTTCTTCAATGATCTTTGCTGAAGCTTTTGCAAAATCACGTTGAATTTCGCCAACTCGTTTTGCGTAGCCTTCATTTGCTTCTGCAATTTGTTTTGCGGTGTTTTTCTGGAAGTCTGCGATTGTGCGTTGCTGCTGAAGCTCTTTGTCAAGCAGGTCTTCCTGAATCTTGATGCGATCCTCAGTAGCGCGTTGACTGATTTCTGCAGCCTTACGTTCAGCCTCAATAACCTCAGGGTCTTCGCCAGCAGCAAGCCGACGCAAGCGATCTATCTCGCCAGCGCCGAACTCCATTTCACGACGAGTGCGTTCAATATCCCGTTCAATTTGACGCCGCTCATCGCCAAGCTGCCGCTCAATCTGCGCTGCTTGCTCAACTGCATCTTTTCTGATTTTTGCAATTTGTTCTTCGCGTTGGCGGCGGGCGTCAAACAGCGATTCTTCCCGCTGTTCTACTGCTTGCAGGTACTGCTGGCCAAGTTTTTCTTTTTCGGCCTTCGCTTCATCGTCTTGGCGCTGTTTTCTTTCCTTATTAGTTTCTTTTTCATCTAAGCGAAGTTTGACAAGCGCTTCTTCAAGGATTTTTACCTTTTTGGTGGCTTCCGCTATTTCCGGGAGCAAATCAGCCATAAAGCCAAGCCCCGGAACAACACTTTTCCGCAACGCCGTCTCGCGACTGCCAGCTTCAAGCAGTGCAGTCTCGAGCTCTTCAATCGACATTCGCTTTCCAAGCACTTGCTCCTGATAGAAGCCAGCGCCGGGTTGAATGGCTCTTAGCTCGATCAGCTTGTTAATTACGCGATCAATACCACGGATTGAGCGAGCGGCAAAATCCTGGAAGGCAGCGCCGCTAGGGCCAAGCGCATTGCCGATGTTTTTCTGAAGATTTTTGAGCGCAAGATCCAAGCGCGCACCGGCTTGTTCGGGTGAGTCAGCAATAATTTGCGCAGTACGCCCGTATTTTTTGAGAGAGAATTCAACAAATTGAACAAACTGTGCCAACGTGACTTCACCAGCCTGAAGATCTGCGTCTAATTCTTTTGTGCTCTTGCCGCTTGATTCGGCGAACAAAGCAAAAGCACCCGCCAATCGCTCGCCAATTTGGCCCCGCAGCTCTTCTGCGCTTACTTTGCCCTTACTGAAGACCTGAGCGGCAGCGACAAGCGCTCCATTGACATCTTGAATGCTGCCACCAGTCGCAAGGACGGAAGCGCTAAGCCCCTTAAAAGTGTTTTCAGCGTCTTTAATTGTGCCGCCAGATCCAACGACGGCAGCCGCCAGCTTGGTAAATTGCTGCGTGCTTTGCAGAATTGGAATGTTAAATTGCTGTGAAGCCGATTCAATTGCTCCAAGAGCTGACCTGTAATCTTCAAAGCTGTAAACAACGCCTTGCAGGGCAAGCCGCAATCTGCGGATTTCGGCTGCATATTCAGCAGCCGCACCGGCTGCTTGCCTCAAGCCACCAAGCTGTGCACCAGCAGCAGCACCCGCAAATGCACCACCAACAGGGCCAAGCCCCGGAATTGCAAGACCAGCAGCAAACCCACCAAGGCCGCCGACAAAGCCCTCAGGACCGCCAAAAATACCGCCAGAGATAATTGCGCCAGCGGACTGAACCGCCTGGCCTGTTGTAAGGCGACGACGGCGAAGCCTGTCGCGCGCTTCTAGGCGTCGATTGAAATCATTAAGTTCTTTCTTATGAATTTGCTCCTGAAGGGAGTAAATTTCATCTGCTTGAGCTAGAGTTTTATCAATTTCAATTTGATCATATTTTGCCTGAATTTGCGCTCTTTCAACTTTTGCATTTTCATAAATACGATTAACATCATCCAGTGCGCGCTCGATGGATTCCTGAGCGCGGCGTCCCGCTTCAGGGAACGGCTGCGGGCCGATTGGAGTGGGATAAGCCGCCTCACCAATACGGATCCGGCCTGGCGTGCGACGACCTCGCGCAATAATTGCGCCAGTAACAGGATCCCGAAACCCTCCGACACCCGGCGCCAATCCTTGGCGCGGTCGAGTGGCACCACTCATGCGTTCGGAAATTGTTGAGTAATACTCCTGAATGTCAGCCACCTTTCCGGCTCTTCTTTCCGCGCCCGTTTGGGCGATATCTAATTGCTTGAATGCTTCAGCCGTACCCGTAATTTCACGACGAAGTTCGCGCTGAACTTCAGCTATTCGATTCGAAACATCAACATATGCGCTGCTGCTTCGGTTGGTATTTAGCAAGCGCTCAGAAAGCTCTGCCAGCTCTTGGTTCAAAGCCGCAGTGGTATCAGGTAAATCACCAAAACGCCTTGCAGCGTCTCTGAAGTCAAACAACCCAGAGCCTTCTGCAAAAGCCGCAGCCCCAATGCGAACAGATTCACGACCAGTTCTGACCGACTGCTCGTACATGAGCTGTCTTTGCTGGATAAGCGCGCGGTTCAAGCGCTCTTGTGCAGCAGCACGAGTTTCAATGTTCTCTGCCAATCTGCGTTCTCTGGCAGACTGCTGATCAATGCTGTCTACAATTTCGCGCTGCTCATCAATCAGCAGCCTGAGGTCCTGAAGCTGCCTGCCAGCACCAGCAGAAGTAGAAGCAAGCGCTTGACCTAGAACTCGCCCAAACGCTCGGCTTGTTTGAATTGTTTGAGTTTCAGCCTGCTGCAATTGCGCAGTCAGCTCAGCAATATCACGCCCAAGATCGTTGAATACAGAGCCGGTGATTGTTGCCTCACCACGCAACCTACCAAGATCCGTGATGTAGGACCTAAGAGACTGCTGTGACTGATTTGCGCCGGCCGCAACAGATAAAATACTCTGCCTTAATACTTGAATCTCACCATCAGTGCGGCGAGAAGCCTGACGAAACCTTTCAATATCGCCAGCAAGCTCAGCCCAAGCAGTAGAACCGCGCTCCGTCTGAGACTGAAGCCCTCTCAGCGCTTCAATCTGACCTTTAATGACCTGCTCAGTATTCCTGCCTTCTCGGCCGAAAGCGATAATACTTTCGCGAGCACGTTCAATTGTTGCAGCGCTAGGACCAAGCGACTTCTCAAGCTCGCGAAACGAACTCTTCAGCTTGTCCAGGCCCTGAAGACCTTGGATGCCAAGCCTGACAAGAATTTCGCTGACTTGCTTGCTAGCCATCCGAGCCCTTAGCCAATTCGCTTAATGCTGCAGCCTCCATTATCTGAAGACCTTCAAGCATCTCGCGGCGATTCTCCACATTGTAGAGGTCAAACAACCCGCCAGCACACAGCAGCACGTCATATCGCAACCCCATGTAGCCGGCCATTGTCGTTGTCCACTGCGTTTGCATGCGCAGGAACATCATCACAATGTCCCAGTTTTCATCCCACACTTCAAAATCAGCCGATTCTTCCTTCGGCTGTTCGGGCAGGACGATGCCAAATGCAGCAGCGTCCTCGCCCGATTTATCTTCTACCCTTTTGCCGCCGCCTGCCCAGTAGACGGCAGCATCCTTCAGTTTCCCTGGCGGCCGCCTTCAAAGGTCTCGGTGTAAGCCTTCAATACGCCACGGATCCAGTAGGGGTCATCGCTAAATTCACGCATCGCCTCAAGCGAAAACGGCACTTCCTTGCCCTCCTCGTCAAGAATGCCGTCCCAGCCGACCATGATCACTTTCAAAAGATCTAGCTCGCCCTTCTCGCCAAGCTTTTGAAACTCCTTGCGGCCCACGCGCTTGAACTTGGCATCAAAAGTAGCCGTATCAAAGGTGCCGCCATCAGCGGGCTCCTCGATCGACACAGGCCAGCTAAAAATCTTGACCTTTTTACGGACAAATGCCATGCGTAATGAACGCGATACTGCAACAGCATACACCCAATAAAAAAGGGCCGCATTAGCGG